TCTACCTTTGGAGCCATTTTTTTCTTTTTCTTCATTGTAGACTTAGTAACTTTCTTAACTGGTATTCGTCTAGATAGGCGAATTTGACGAATAGTTTCAAGTGCTTCATCTACATCCATGTCAGTTATTGATTTGTAGTTTAAGTCGTCTAAGTTAGCCATTATTTCTTTTCCTTTATTCTTTTGAATTCTTTAGAGAGTAAACTATTTATTCCAAAACTTACTTTTTCATGGGTGCCTATGCATATCATAGTAACAGATGGCTCTTTACAAACTGACTTTACTACCCATGCCTTACCATGATGTAGATAAAGGGTTCTTCTATCTAGATCCTTTATTAACTTTTTTAATTTCATTTCTTCCCAACCTCCTCTACTCCTTTTATCGAAGGAATAATTTCCCTCGGCTTACCCTTCATCATGACACCTATAGCCATCCCACCGTATTCTTCAATGATGTCTAGAACATCATCAAGTATTCTGCCAAAGATGGCTTTGCGTAGGCCATAGGTGTCAAGAAGCTTATCAGCACGGAATTTTTGTTCTTCAGTAATCTCAAATGAAAAGCGTGGTTTGTAGTCTTCGTTCATTAGATTCTCCAGTTTGTTAAATTTTTTAATTATCTATTTCCACTCTGTAGTGGGCATGATAGCTTTTTCCATAACTCTATCTTTGTAAGGAAGTAATAACCTAATTAGATTAGCTATCTCACTTTGGATATCAGTTGTTGGTATGTAGCCAATATCAAAGAGGTTTTGATGTGCAGGGTTATAGTAATGTTTCTCAGCCTCATCTCGAGGATTGTGTATATGAGCTATCATTACAGTTTCGTTAGCATTCATTCCCTTCTGAACCATTTCGGCTAGCTCATTTATACTATATATATTCTCAAATTGATTAAAGGTTCTATATTCACCTTTCTTTGGAGGATTTTCGATTGCTAAAGAAAGACATTGAAGTGAATCTTGAAGAGGTAGAAAACCACGAGTTTGATTACCTTTTCCATAGATTGTCAAAGGATGTCCAATGATAGCCTGAGCACAAAATCTATTGATGACTGTACCAAAATATTGATCATAGTCAAAACGTGTGAACTCTTCTTCAACTCCTGGATTAGCAATCCCAAATACAACTCCTTGCATAATATCAGTTGAGTTAAGTCCCCAGGTTTTACAAGCAAAGATTATGTTATGAGTGTCATGGACTTTTGAGAGATGATAGAGAGAGCCTGGTGAGCGAGGAAAGGGAAGGCCTGACATAGAACAAGTATGTATTTTATCTTTAAATTCACTATCAAAGTCTGTGCCATATATTCCTATACAATTACTAGGAATCTTCCCTTCAGGAATATCACACTCTGGAGTTCCATACTCACCCATCGAACCTAGTTTAACTAAATGAGCATTAGGACATTCCTCTTTCATTGCCCAGAGGAGATGCAAAGTACCTATTACATTCTCGTATTGTGTAGTAGTTGCTTTATAAACATCTATCATAGACCAAGGTGCTGATGGCTGCTCAGCAAGATGAACAATGGCATCAGGTTTTACTTCAGATAGATAACTACGTAGATGACCAGGATCATTTCTTCCTAGGTCAAAAATGAAGTTGCCTTTATATCTGCTAAAACTTTTTAGATACTTAATTCTCTTCTTTGGCTCCAAGATGGGAGTCAATGACTCACTTCTAGCTTTTCTAACTCTATGTCTGCGACTTATGTTATCTAAGGTCCATACTTTGTGACCTAGTTTTAATAAATGAAGTGTCAATGGATAGCCTATGTATCCATCAGCACCGAGGATTATGATTTTCATTTTCTGAAGCTCCTTATTTTGATGTTTGAATTGTTGATTAAGAATTGAGTATGTTTGTCGTAGACTTTGACATCTTCGACAACGACTTCCTTAACACCTGCATTAATGAGAGTACCAAAGCAATTTTTGCAAGGGATTATACAGTTCATGTAAAGTGTAGTTCCAATAACTGAGACACCATTCCGAGCTGCATTTGAAATAGCATTTTGCTCAGCATGTTGGGCAGGGCAAAGTTCCATGTGAGTGCCTGACTTGTAGCCGAGAACTTTGCGAGGACATTCTTCTTCAATTCTTGAGAGATGTTTTTCATCTGGGAATGTAGAAAACTCCGCTAATAACTTCAGTTGTTCGTCTTTCAAAAATCTGTCCTGCCCACAATGAGGAACTCCTCTCGGAGGACCATTGTAGCCAGTTGAAGTAATACTCCTATCACGTACAAGGATAGCACCTATCTCACGAGATAGACAAGGTGATTTCTTTGCTACTGCTATACAGATGGCATAGAAATAAGAATCCCAACGCTTTTGAGTTTCTGCGAAGTAGTCTTTGTTCATGTTAACTTCCCTTCCACATTTAGTACAGTGAGGATCACGTAAGTTGACAACTTTTATCATTTTACCTGGATATATGTCCTCACAGTTATCACATTTATCCATAAGTTGAATTCCTCCAAAGTTTCAAAAATGTACGATGTCGTGTATTATTCCATCTCTTCCCTGATCGAAGCATAGAGTTTGAGGAGGTAGTTAATAGCATCAACGAACTTTTCATCCCATTCTTCGAGAGGAATAATTTCATCATTGAGGATACTAGAACTCCCAAACTCAGTATTAATCATATCAGAGATTGACTGGATAGACTTTGCTCCCAGATTCATAATTGTTACTGGAGTTGAATTCCCTCTAAATGAAGCAATCTTCCGGAAGTTGGCTAATGAATCTGATTCACTAAGGTACTCAGCTTCTTTAGCAGATCGTACAGTAGCTGCCTTACGAAGTATGTTATTTTTGTAACTGTCAAAAGTTTTCTTATCCATTCTGTTTCTCCTTTTAAGATTGTTAAATTATTTGGTTATCTGTTAGTAAATCTTCTCTGGATCTATAACCTCTTCAATAGTTCCATTAACAAATTTAGTTATTAAATCAAAGACTTTTGGCTCAATCTCTTCCCATGAGTAAGCACTTCCAATACTGATTCCGACAGTGTATCGACTTGGGTATACTTGTTTTATTCCCTCTATTGCATAGATCTGTATTATAAATTTTTCAGCTAACTCTGCCTTATCTCTAGTATATCTAAGGTTGTACGTGTGATATGTATCTGATGTATCATCTACAATACAATAATCTGCTAATGTTCTTGGGCTATCAACAGCTGTATCACTAAACCACATGCAGCTAAACAATAGAGGTAATAGTACTAATAACACTAACTTTTTCATTTTATTTCACCTCCTTTCATTATTTAGTAAGATTAAATCCTGGATGTAGACATTGACACTCTTTTTGAAGTCTCCAGTTTTCTCTGAGAAGTTCAAGGTTTTCAGTTTGGAGATTGGAGAATTTAGTTTCTTTGTTTTCATTAAGTATTATAATGAAAGTCATAATTATTAGTATAATAATTAGTATCATTTCTTTCATATCTTTACCTTTATTATCTTGGGCAGACAGGATTCGAACCTGCATAGCTCATTTTGTACAGAGAGGTTTAAGAGCCTTACTCCGATTAGTATTTCCAAAATACTTCATGCTGCCCAAGATTTTCAATTACTTTCTTTTGACATACTTGGAGACTGTATTCTTATCCCCATACTCATCATCCTTTCTCACTCCAACAATGAGCCAACCTTCAAGCCCTGGGAGATCATCTTCCCAGCTAAAAGGTCGTGAATAGTCAATACCAAAAGCAGCTGCGAAGTTTCTGAAACTATTTAGAGCCCGTTGAAATTGCTTTTCATCAATTTTTCCTTGAGCATCTGCCAAGTCCCAAAAGAAGTCATTGAACTCGATTACCATAGGATCATCAGGGACGTCGAAGACAGGTGTGTACCATTGACAGCTGTTCTTTTCTGAGATCCCTCCACGAACAGCAATGATTCGAGCTTTTACCTCGGTTCCACGAGGTAAGATTTTTGGTTCTGGAGCGTCTGCGATTTCTTTTTCAAGATCGCTGTAGTCAGTTAATGGCATTAGTTTTCCTCCTTAGTTAGTTATAGTTGATTTCTTGGCCAACTTCATATTCATAAGTACCAGTCTATCTTTTTTCAAGTCTTTTGTTTTTGTTATCCTTGCATGTAATACTGGTGAGACCAGAGTCCACTTATTAGTTATCCTTTTTTGAATAACTACATCAGCATTGCCTGGGAGCAGTTGAATATATCTTCGTAGCTCTTTTACTAACAAATTAGATCACCTCCTTTCAAGATCAACAAAAAATTTAATGATCTTAAATTTCTAGCTTAGGTTTATCCTTCCAATCAAGACCAATCTTCTCTAACAACTTCTTAATATCTGGCTCCTCAATTGCATCAAGAAGACCATTGGCTTTAAGACGAGACCTAGCTACATATGTACCTAGTGAGTCAAGTAACAACTCACGTTTTGGATTTCCTCCTCCACGGTCATCTCTTCCTTTTAATACATAGATTTCATCAAAATTGAGTGGAATTGTAATAACTGCTTGACCTATTGTATAGAATCGGTATTTGACTTCTTCAAACTTAATTCCAGTCTTAGTGTCTATTCTAATTAGATTCCTCATCTCACGTAGATGACCTGTCAAGATAAAATCACAAGAAATACGCATCAGTTTTTTAATATAGTTAGTCATATACACCTTTGCAGGATTATAGTCACGTCGGTGATTAGGGACCTCACCTGCTTTACCTCTTCCTCCCATGTCATAAGCTTGGACAGCCTCACCCCAGGTAGTTGCACTGTCTAGACAATAAGTTCCAATATGATCAAAGTATCCTATTTGAATTCTTGTATCAACAGCTTTCATCCATTTAGCGAATCTATCTGGG